AATCCCCGCTAAAGTGATGGCGTCGGATAAGACTGGTATGAAAAACGTCGGCACAAGCAAAGTGGACAAAGAGACCTACCGCAGCGGTATGTCTGGCGAGACCATGCCCAAGGGCGTGTTGGCTTCCGATACGTCCGGTGAGCGTCGCGCTAAGATTGTTGGCGGTGTTGGCATGGGCGCTAAAGACAGCGTTACCCGTCACGACGTGGGCAAGATGGACGGTTTTGCCGGTGAGTTCAAAGGCGGTAGCAAAGAACACGAGTGCTACAGCCACGAGCGCATGGAACACGCACAAGACAAGTAAGCGGGTCTCCGAGAAGTTACCGCTTCTCGGTTTCCCTGACCACATAGAAAGGGCTATATGGCTGAGAGCAATTGTAAGTTATGCGTTTACTTTGTTGATATTGACCGAATCGGTCAATGTCGGCGTTATCCGCAATTTGTAACCAAACACGAAAGTGAATGGTGCGGCGAATTCCGTAAAGACCCGCCCGAGGGCAAGCGCGAAGCGCGTAAAACACTCAAACTCCTAAAGGACGACGATGTTCAAGCCGCTTAAAGACAAAATCATCGTCAAGCCTGAGCAGCGCATTAAATCTGCGCTTGATTTAAGCATGATGCAAGAAGCAGATACGGTTGGCTATGTTACAGCCGTAGGTGACGAAGCCGCCGCCGAAGGCTTAAAGGTTGGCGATAAAGTTCATTTTGGGCATCTTGCAAAAGATTACAAAGACGAATACCTTAAATTTGATACCATTACCATTGACGACGAGCGCCACCTCCGCATGAGTTGGCAAGACATTTGTTTCGTGGAGGAAGTATGAAACCTGGACTTTACGCCAACATTCACGCCAAGCAAGAACGCATCAAGCAGGAAAAGGCTGAGGGTAAACCCGTAGAAAAGATGCGTAAGCCTGGCTCTAAGGGCGCACCAACCGCCTCGGCATTCAAGCAATCAGCTAAAACGGCCAAGAAATGAAGCACGACAAGCCCATTGAGCATAAAACGACGGGTAAAGGCAAGACCTACAACCCGACGGACAAAGGCGCTGGCATGACCGCCAAAGGTCGCGCTGAGTACAACGCCAAGAATGGTTCAAACTTAAAGCCGCCCGCGCCGAATCCTAAGACAAAAAAGGACGAAGGCCGCAAAGCATCGTTTTGTGCGCGAATGGAGGGCGTGGTAAAGAATGCCAAAGGCCCAGCCGAACGCGCCAAAGCGTCACTCAAGAACTGGAATTGTTAATGAGCGAAGAAACAATGACAAGAGAACTTGTTGGGAAATACAATACGACAAAAGCGTTTTTTGATAAAGGATATGCCCTGCCCTTGTATGGCGTACACACTCATATGTGGGTTTACGCTGACAAGACAATCGTTTTGCCGCATGGCGCGGTAGAAATGAAATACATTGAAGGCATCCCGTGCGCTTTGTGGACAGATGTTTTAGAAGCAGAGAAAGAGAAAGCATGAAAGACCTAATCGCCGCAAGAATCCAAGACCTCATGGCTAAAGGCCGCGAACTTGAAGCGCAGATTCACCAAGTAAATGGTGCGCTGCAACAGTGCCAATGGACGCTAACCGAATTGGAGAAGCAAGATGCCCCTAAAGAAGTCGCCGACACCCAAAGCGCTGAGTGAGAATATCAAGGCCGAAACCAAGGCCGGCAAACCGCCCAAGCAAGCGGTAGCTATTGCCTACTCGGTTAAGCGCGAAGCAGAGAAAAAGAAAAAGTGACCGAAGCTAAACACCCTGGTGGCCGCCCAACGCTTTACAGAGAAGAATACTGTGAGCGTGTAGTTGAGTTGGGTAGAGTTGGCAAGTCTATTGAACAGATAGCAGCCGACATAGGGGTTTCTACTAGGGTCTTATTCGATTGGCGTGATAAGCACGAGCAGTTTCTGCACGCCTTGGAATATGCAAAGGAATTAGAACAGACATGGTGGGAAGACCAGGCACAGGCTTACATGGTGGAAACGCATCAAGGGCCGAAGTTGAACGCATCATTGTGGTCGCGCTCAATGGCTGCACGATTCCCGAAGAAGTACCGCGAGAGTGTCAAGCAAGAGATTACAGGCGCAGATGGCGCACCGTTACTAACCGGCATTGAAGTCAGCTTTGTCAAGCCAAATTAAAGAAGCGGTAGCAAAAGCGCAGTTTCCGGTCAAGCTGCAATGCTTGTTCCAGCCTGAGAAAAGCCGCTACCGAATCTTGCATGGTGGACGCGGTGGGGCTAAGTCTTGGGGCGTTGCTCGGGCATTGCTCATAAAAGGCGCACAACGCAGCTTGCGTATCCTTTGCGCCCGCGAATTTCAGACTTCCATCAAGGATTCTGTCCATAAGCTGTTGTGCGACCAAATCATTGACCTTGGACTAGAAGGCTTTTACGAAATAACCCAAGCAAGTATTCGGGGCAAAAATGGGACTGAATTTGCTTTTGTCGGCCTCAAGAACAATGTCGCCAATGTCAAATCCTACGAGGGCGTGGATATTTGCTGGGTAGAAGAAGCGCAGACCACTAGCCGCCTATCGTGGAACATCCTGATTCCGACCATCCGCAAGGAAGGCAGCGAGATATGGGTCACATTTAACCCTGAGTTGGAGACCGACGAGACCTATCAGCGGTTTGTACTGCACCCACCTGAGAACTCCGTTGTCCAAAAGATTAACTGGTCGGACAATCCTTGGTTCCCCGAGACGTTGATGCTAGAGAAAGACGCGCTCAGAATGCGCGACGTAGAAGCATATAACACCGTATGGGAAGGCATATGCCGCCAAACTGTTGACGGGGCTATCTTTTCCCGCGAAATGCAGATGGCCGAGTTGGATGGCCGCATCACCAAGGTTGGATATGACCCAATGAAGCCAGTTCACGCCGTGTTTGACCTTGGTTGGTCGGATGCAACCGCAATATGGTTTGTGCAGTTCATTGGTATGGAGACCAGGCTTATCCGCTACCATGAAGACAACCAAAAGACCATATCCGACTATCTAGCCAAGATGCAGACCTACGGCTACGTCTACGATACGCTGTGGTTGCCGCACGATGCTGAGAACAAAACGCTGGCCGCCGCCGGTCGGAGCATTGACCAAATCGTCAGGGGCGCAGGATACAAGACCAAAATCATCCCGCGCACGCCGATTGTGGACAGTATTAACGCCTCGCGTACCTTATTTCGGAATTGCTGGTTTGACAGGGAAAACTGTTACGATGGGTTACAATGTTTGCGGCATTACCGCTACGAGGTTGACCCCGACACTAAAGCGTTCAGCAAAAACCCGCTGCATGACCAGTTTTCGCACGGTGCGGATGCTTTCCGTATGCTTGGGCTGGTGGTAAACGAGCCGCGCAAACGAGTGTCAAAACCAACTTACGTTCAACCACAGAATTGGATGGGCTAAATGGACGAATCAATCATTGATGAAGCAAAGGATTTTCTAAAACTTTGCAACGACGCGGACACAATGAACCGCCAAGAGGCATTGGAAGACCTTAAATTCGTCTCGGGCGGCGACCAATGGCCGGTTGACCTACAAAACTCCCGCAACCTTGAATCGCGCCCTGTCCTAACAATCAACAAGTTGGATGGATACTGCCGCCAGGTAACCAATCAGCAGCGTCAACAGCGCCCACGCATCAAGGTTCACCCGACAAACACCCAAGCCGACGTTAAGACCGCCCAAATCGTTGAGGGCATTTGCCGCCATATCGAGATTAACTCCAATGCCGACAATGCCTATGACACCGCTTTCGACCACGCTGTGCGGATGGGCTGGGGCTTTTGGCGCGTTACAACCGACTATGTAAAGCAGGACAGCTTTGACCAAGAAATCTTTATCGAGGCCATCCAAAACCCGTTCACCGTCTACTTTGACCCCAATTCTGAAGCTGTAGACGGGTCGGACGCTGACCGTTGCCTTATCACCACAATGATGAGCAAGGCCAAATTCCGCGAGTTGTACCCTGATTCCGACGATGGCAGTAGCTTTACTCAGCGTGGCACGGGCGACAGCCAATCCGAATGGATTACCAAGGAAGACATACGCATTGCGGAGTATTTCTACACCGTGCGAGAGCCTGCCAAGCTAGTCAAATTGTCCGATGGCACTCAGGGATTCATGGATAAAGACATGAAAGAACGCATGGCCTTATCCGGTTTGACCGTGATTGACGAGCGTGATTCATACAAAAAAGTAATAAAATGGAAAAAACTGACCGCAATTGAGGTCATTGAAGAGCGTGATTGGCCTGGTTCTTACATTCCCGTGATTCCCGTCTATGGCCGCCATATCGTCATCGGCGACAAGCGCAAGAAGTTTGGCATGGTGCGCCACGCTAAAGACGCGCAGCGGATGTATAACTTTTGGCAAACAACCATTACCGAAAGCGTCGCGCTGGCTCCTAAAGCTAAGTGGCTGATGGCCGAAGGGCAGGACGAGGGCCACGAAACCGAATGGGCAGCGGCTAATATTAAGTCGTTCCCATTGTTGCGCTACAAGCAAACCGACATTGACGGGCAACCCGCGCCGCCGCCGCAGCGCCTCCAGCCTGAGCCGCCTCCAAGTGGGGTAATGGCCGCGTCTGCAATGATTAACCAAGACATTGCGACGCTGATGGGCATTTTTGACCCAAGCCAGCAACTGCCTGGAAACATCTCAGGCAAGGCGCTGAACGGCCAACAACAACAAGTTGACCTGACCAATTTTGATTTTTACGACAATTTGACCAAATCTATCGCGCAAACCGGCACGATTATTCTTGACCTTATTCCCAAGATTTACGACTCTCAGCGGGTAATGCGAATCATTGGAGACGATGGAAAGCCCGACTTGGTGAACATCAATGAACCCAAGCAGGACGCGCAAGGTGTATATACAATCATGCATGACATGACTGTGGGCGAATACGACGTGGTTATGGATACCGGCCCAGGCTACAACAGCAAGCGCCAAGAGGCTGTGGAAGCAATGGTCAATATTCTCAAGGTCGACCCCGCGCTTATGCAGCAGGCTGGAGACCTTATCTTCCGCAATATGGACTTTCCTGGCGCGGACATCATTGCCGACCGGCTGGCCGCTGCTAACCCAATGGCGCAAATTGATGATAAATCACCCGTGCCGCCGCAAGTTCAGATGCAACTCAAGGCAAATCAAGCGCAAATGCAGCAGATGCAACAGGCTATTCAGCAAATGCAAATGATGATTAAAACCCGTCAAGATGTGGAACAAGTCAAGCAAGACGCTGAAACCAAGCGGGTTCTTATCAAAGAAACCAACCGCGCCCACGATATTGAACTGCGGAACGAGGAGCGCCATAAGGATATGGAATTGCGGACAAGCACCACGGCGCATGATACTGTGCTGAAAACTCAGACGCAATTGGAAATTGAGCGCATGAAAGGCGAAATCGCCCTCATGTTGGCGCATTTGGATAAAGCATCAACGCACGCGGCATCTTTGGAAACAACTGAGCGCGCAATATAAATTCGTGGTATAAACCACCAACCTTACCCGTGAGGCTCATGGGGAAAATACTTAGGGAAACCTATGAGTGAAAAAGAAGCCGGTCATATTTTGACCAGTGAGAATTCGGCAGATTTTTATGCAAATCGACTTGGTTTAGCTGCTAGTGATACTGACGAGGCTGGGGTTGAGAATACTCCCTCAGAGCCGCCAGAGGATACGACACAGAGTGAACAGTCAGCAGACGATGATGCCAAACCGACAGAGGAACGGAAGCAGAATCCGAAACTCGAAAAGCGGTTTTCAGAGATAACCAAGCAACGCGAACTTGCCAAACAAGAAGCAGCGCAAGAACGTGAAGCTAGGCAAAGGCTAGAAACCGAGTTAGCGGCACTACGCCAGCAAGCAGCGCCCAAACCGGTGCAGCAAGCGAACGCAGAGCCACAGCCGAGCCAATTTACTGATGCCTTTGAATATGCAAGGGCACTAGCAGAATGGTCGACTGAGCAAGCATTGGTAAAGCGAGATAGGGAAGACGAGAATCGTAGGGTCGATGCGGAACGCCAAAAGGTTATTGCGACCTGGGCATCCAAAGTGACAGCAGCGAAATCTGAAATGCCCGATTTCGATGACATGGTTGCGTCAAGCAGCGTGGTCGTTGGTGACCACATTCGGGACGCAATATTGGAAAGTGATGTAGGCCCACAAATCCTGTATCACCTTGCAAAAGAGGATGACGTTGCAAAGCGTTTAACTTCTATGTCGCCAGCGCAGGCGCTACGCGAGATTGGGAAACTGGAAGCGCGGTTTGAGAAGCAACCTGAAACCAAGTCAAGTAATCCTGTCGGTAAAAGTAAAGCACCACCGCCGATTAGCCCTATTCGCGGAACAGGTAAGATGAGTGATGTGTCAATTGGCTCTGACGGTCAATTCCACGGGTCTTATCAAGCCTGGAAAGAAGCGAGAAAAGCTGGTCGTATCCGCTAGTATTTTTAGGAGTTTGTAAATGAGCAACAATCTGTTGACCATCTCCAAAATCACCAATGAGGCATTGATGGTTTTGGAAAATGAACTGACTTTCACGTCAGAAGTAGACCGCAACTACGACGACCAGTTCGCTGTCGTTGGTGCGAAAATCGGTAACACCGTAAACGTCCGTCGCCCTGGCCGCTTTATTGGTACGACTGGCCCAGCGTTGAACGTGGAAGACTTTAACGAGACCTCGGTTCCCGTTACTCTGTCGACCCAGTTCCACGTTGACACCCAGTTCACCACTCAAGACTTGGCCCTGTCGTTGGATATGTTCTCCGACCGCGTTCTCAAGCCTGCCGTGGCCGCCATCGCCAATAAGATTGACCGTGACGGTCTTGTTATGGCTAAAAACAATACCGCCAATATCGTCGGTACTGCTGGTACGCCTCCAACTGGTTTGATTACCTACCTGACCGCAGGCGCTTACCTCGATGCCGAGGGCGCACCCCGTGATGGCCGCCGTTCGTGTATCGTGGAGCCTTTTACCGCTGCGACTATCGTTGACAGCTTGAAGGGTCTGTTTGTGCCTCAAGAAGCCATCGGCGAACAATATCGCAAGGGCTTGATGGGACGCGACTCCGCTGGCATGAACTGGAAACTCGACCAGAACGTTGTAAGCCAAACTTTCGGTTCGTATTCCACCGCTACCTTGGCGTGCAATACTTCGACCGCAACTGGCTTTCTGACTTCGGGCTGGGCTTCTTCGTCCACCATCGCGCTGACCGCCACGACCGCAACTGCATCGCTGCAACAAGGTGACGTTATCACCATTGCAAACGTGTACGCAGTCAACCCACAGAACCGCCAGGCTTACGGCTCTAACAAGCTGCGTAACTTTGTCGTGACCTCTGCTGTGACTGTT